AACGCCTGTAGCGATACCTAATACATTATTTTGAACGGCACCGCCCACACCAACTTTACAAATATCACTATTTGAATTGGGGAGAACGGGTGCATTTGCTGTTGGGGGCGTATTGTTTACTACCGTACTCGACACGGTATTTGTCTCAGCGTAAAAATTTTTTGTGCCTCCAATAACTATCATTAAAGTTAGTATGAGACAGCTTATTAAATAAATAAACCACTTTCCCATTCAACATCTCCATCTCTTACGAGCTTGTCTTAATCTTGAGTTGGGATCTTTTGCGGCTTTAGGAAATTTTTTCATTTGTCCTGCACTTCTAGCACAGAAAGACTTTCTTCTTTTCGCAGCTTTACTACCAGGTTTTACTTTACCTGTGACTGCTGTTTTTAATTTAGAACCAGGGTTTTCTCGTCTGTAACGAGCAACCCCAGCTTTTGTCATTCCCGCCCCAGACTTAGTGGAGCGGAAATATTTTTTTGTTTTTGGTGGTTGTTTGTCTGCCATTATCCTGCAAAGAACACGGTGATACTAGCTGTACTTGTTAAAGTACAATGTATCCCTGTGCTAAACCTCATACCATAATTACGAAGATCAATATTTACTTTAGTGTTGGTAGTATTAGGTGTGTTTAAAGTAACTAAAATAGGTCCTGAATTATCTGTGCTATCTCTTAACTCAATAGTTCCCGGACTACTATCTGGTGTTGCATAGATATACATCAATCTAGCGGGGCCACTGGAAATTACTCCAGTGGCTGTTAAATGTTTTGCTTTATAATCTAACATGATGGATTACCCTGCAAAGAACACAGTGCATCCCGCAACGTTAGTAAGTGTTACGTGAATACCATTAACGAACCTCATACCATCGTCGGCTAGAGGAACCTCAATCAATGTTCTATTAGATCCTACGCTATCAAGTTGTACTTTTATATCACCTGAACCGTCTGTGCTATCTCTTAAAATAAGAGATCCTGCGGTTCCTGTGGGAACACCATAAATAAATACCAATCTAGCAGGCCCTGTATGAAGTAAGCCTGTGTTTGACCTTTGAGCTGCTTTAGTATTAATCATGGTTTACTCCTATTCGTAGCTTACGTCTCTATCTTGAGCACCCATTATGTAGTCAATGGTTGTTATCTTCTGACCTGTGGCATCACCTGATATACTCATAGCAGCTAATTTCATATTTGCTGTTGGAATGTTAGTGTTACTTGTTCCTGCAAATTTTCTATTGATATAAAAATCAACTTTATTTTTAGCAGCTTCACGACCTGTTGTTGCAACAAAACCTAAAGTTACATAAGTATCATTAGTTAGAGTTGACAAAGTTGTATCATCAAATGTCACAAGAGTTTGTGTTCCACTAGCCTCAGTAGTTCCTTGAATTACAGCACTACCGTCTGTTAACAAAAATCCAATGATGTTTGCTGATGCTAAAGCATTCTCAGGGTTGGTTGTAAAAGTTTCTGTTAATCCAACAAGAACATCCATCTGATCAACGTCAGACATTTTAACTCTTGTTTCATAATATAACTTGTTACCCGCTGTTGAAGGTAAAGAATAAAATTCATGTTTACCTTGAATCGAAGCGCCATCATTATCTGTTGTGTTCGCTGAAGTTAAGTTGAGTTCACCAGATCTTGCATCTGCAACGATAGCTGCGGCTGCTCCTGAATCTTTTACGATTGTAAATCTTAGTGTCTCGTCAAGTGCTCCATGATCGAAATCATCGAACTGAATGAATTGATCATTCCATCTGGCAATATTTAAATTTTCTAGTGCAGCTCTCTGCGCTGAAAATAATATTGGCCCTTTAAAGTGTGTAGCCATAATAAACCTCCTTGGTTGTATAGACCATAGTCATACAGTCTCTATACCGTCTGCTAGCTCAGTGTGTATGACTGTTAAATGCTAGACTTTCAATATGGCATAAAAAAAGGGCGGAGTCAAAGACAACCGCCCTTTCATTACTATGAAAAAATATTTAAGTATTATGCACCAGATGTACCAAATACACAACGTGGATCTGAGAAACCAAATGAGTATCTCTCTCTTGCTTTGTATCGGATATTACCTGTATCAAAGTCACCTTCCATTGAAGTTGATAACGGAGTTCTTGTAAAGTGTTTGAATCCGTTTGGAGCATCAGTTTTGATAAAGAATGCATCTGCATCATTTAAGAAGTGATTTACCACATAACCTTGTGGAATTACTCCCATGTTTCTGATTGCGTTGATGTCGTTATCTGCTGTGCCTGTTCTCAATGTTGATTCCATTAATCTGTTAGCTGTGAACTGTAGCTGTCTTGGAATGATAAGTTTCATACCTTGGATAGCTGTTCTCAAGCCTCTCTCATCTCTGAAATCAGCGATGTCGATTAATGCTTGCTCAAGCGATGCTTCGTTCAAATCAGCGTCTGTCGCTAATCTGTTTGCTAGAAAACCACCTGATTGAAGTGGGTGTTGTGTATTGATAAGTGATACACCGTCACCACCAGGATTTGTTCCTGCGGCACCTGCGGCAGCGAAAGCATTGTTAAGAACTGCAGCAGCCTTAACTTGCTTTGTGTTTGACATTGAACGAGCTAATGCTCTTGTGTATCTCGCAGCGAGTCTGTCGTAAAGGTTGTCCTCTACTGCTTCCTCGGTGATTGAGAATGCAAGTGCAATTGTCTCGTGTGTGTAACGAGCTGTGAAAGTCTCGTTAGCTGTGTCAAATGATACTGCTCCACCTTCTGATTTAGTTGGTGCGGAACCGAATCCGGATAACATTACCTCTTCTTCGAATGCTCTGTCTGATGACTCAGCATCAAAGATTTCGGCATGTTCGTTTTCATACCTATCGTACTCCAAGCCGAACAGAGCGTTCAAACCTGGTTCTAACTCTTTGACGAGTTGACTTCTAGAAATAGCCATAGTTTAACCTCCTATATGCCTGTAGTATCTCTTAGAGAGTGTAGGTTAATCTTGACAAGAATGTTAGCGTTAGCCGCTGTAAAATCACTGTTGTCTGGATCTGTAGAAAGACCTACCACTCTAAAGTTTGCTCCAGCGTTAGTAGTAAAACTACCACCATCAATCTTCACAGAAGATATACCTGAGATGGTAGATCCTGCTGCGTAGGTTGCGATGTTACAGTTTATACCCACTTGAGCCTGTCCTGCATTAGCGTCATCTACTTTGACTTCGAAAACCGCATCTGGGTCGTCGATAACAAATGCCTTTATGTCGTCTGCAGCGATGCTTCCTGGATATCTATTGCTGAATGTTGGTTTACTGGTCGTTGGATCAGTATATTCACATCCATTAAAAATACCTAAAAGCTCTGCACCTTTTGTTGATCCTATATCAATAGCACCGTTCGCTACTAATATAACTGGATCACCTTGAAAGATTGCGGATGCCTCGTTGTTACCAATCACATACTCTGTTTGACCAGTGGAATTGTAACCACTGCCGAGCATTCTGCTTGGTCGGAATCCGAAACCTGAGCTAAAGTTTGCCATTTTATTACTCCTTAAAGTATTAGTTATTAGTAAGCGTTACATTTAGGCTGATTAAAAATTATTCACTTTTCTTCGAGCCACCGAACGTAACTTTAGTTTGTCGCTCGGGCTTATTAATAGGCATAGAAGGATGTTGTTCCTTTAGCAGATCGTTATCAACAGCATCCTGTTGACGTTGAGTTTGTTCGGAGTAGTAAGAATCTCTCTCCGCTGCGATCTCTAATGGCACCTTTGCCAATAATAGTCCTCCCACTGAAACAATACCTTTGTATTGTCCTGTGGACTCCGTAGGAAAATCAAAGTCTGGATATTCGTCTGCTCTGACAAGTTCATAACCTTGTCTGATTCGACCGATAATATTTTTATTATCTTGATATCCATGCACTGATTCTCTTATCCATCTGAATTTATAACCATCAGGTGGAGTCGGAGTGTCAAGCGTGCTAGGTGGTTGCCAGTGTTTAGTTCGTGCTTCTTTATCCCTTGTGGATGCAGATCTCGGTGTTTTATTTACCATAATGTTACCTCCTCTGTAACTTTAGTTTTTCCGACGCATATTGCTCGTTGGAAAGACCAAGTCGTTTTGCGATAGCCGCTTCTGAACTTGACAACTTAACTACGTTGCGTCCTGTGCCTCTGTTTCGATTGGCGCCTGCAACTGTCTGGACGGGCGGTTGCTTTGCGGGTTCTTCTGTTGAAGAAGAATCTTGTTCAAACTTATGCGGGAGGTTATCTCGCATACGTTTATCAATCTCAGTATAGTAATAATCTGTTCTTGGATCAACCCCTTGATTGACTAAATCTTCATGTATCGCATATGCCACATTGGTCATGACTTTGTCCCTGCCAAACCATTCGTTTTCTGTAGCCCATGCTTCTGCTTTTGGGTCTTTTACAGCTTCTTGCTTTGGAGCTTTAGGTATTTCAACTTCCTTTTCTTGCTTTGGAGCTTTTGCTAAAGCTTCTTGTTGAGCTTTCATCTGCTCATATCTAGCTTGATCGGATCCTAATTTACCTATTTCAAGTTGAGCGGCAGCCATCGCCTCAGCGTCTTGATCGTCCATAGCTTTTTTCAGCTTTGCTTTTGCAGCTTCCATGGAACTCTCAATACGTCCGCCTTCAGCACCAACATACCCGGTATTTAGTTTTGATAACTCCTCTTGAATTTTATCTCTGTCGGCTTTGATTGCTTTAGCAATCTCTAAAGCTTCTTCTTCTCTGCGTCTAGACTCTCCTAATTGATAAGCATATTCATCAAATCTTTTTTGAACATTCTTACTATATTTTTCTTTAGAATCTTTTTTAGGTTCTTCTTCTGTTTTAACTTCTTCCTCTTGTTGCTTTGGTTGCTCTTCTACTGCGGGAGCTTCTTCAGGAACATCTGCTTCGAAAGTGCTTTCCTTTTGAGGAAGTTCTATTTCTTTTTCCTCTTCTGGTGAAGCATCTTCTTCGTTTTCAATTTCAACAGAATACTTTTCCTTTTTATTTTCTTTTTGAGCTTGTAATTCAGCTACTTGTTTTTCTACTTCGTTCATGTGTATACTCCTAAAATGTCTTCAGGACTTTCGACTGTCCCTAAAATTTCATCATCATTTAAAATTCTAAGTTCGCCTCCCTCGATTTTGATTCGAGATCCAGCGTATCTTGCAATGATTACCCAATCACCTTTTTTACACCAAGGTCCGTGTGGAAATTTTTCCTTGTCTGCATAAGCATCGGGTCCTGTTTCTAGAACTAAAGCACAAACAGAAGCTAGTTGTTGCTCTTCTACTGCTTTGTCAGTTAATAAAACGCCACCTTTTGTTTTTCCTATACCTTTGTAAGGAAGAACAGTTAATCTCCATCCTGTTGGTTTGGGAACTTTACCAAGGTCGTTTTTTTCTTCTTCGATTTTCTCAGCGGGGTTAATCCCTACTATCTTTTTTTCTTTGGGCATTATCAGCCCCGTCTGTGACGTCATCGTCTACCTCCCATTTGCGAAACAGATCCCTAACATCTGCATCGAGTTTGCGAAGAGAAGTGAGCTGACCAACTAGGAATTGATAATTCGCCCAGTCCTCTACGTTTCCGTCTAGAATTACATTCTTTATATCGTCTTGTCTAGTCTTTATTAGACGTAAAATTCCTGAATATATATTTGCTTCCAATTATTTCTTTTTAGTTATTAAACCCATAGCACCTTTTGCTCCCTTGATGCCAAAGCTCGCCGAACAGGCGATGTATAAGAGATGCTTGTAATAATCAGGGAGTGAGTGTAGGGCTTCAAAACCCGCTTTGATATGTGGTGTCCATCCGGGGATGAAGACTAGCACCGCTGGAATTAACAGGGCTAGTAAAATTACCTCGTCTTTCCAGGACCCTTTCATCTGGTCGACCGCACTGGCCTCCCACGAAATTTTTCCTGCGATTTGCTGCTCTTTGAGAGACTTCTGTGCTTTTATTTCAGTGAGTGCTAGATCAGCTTTTGCTTTTTTAGTCTCAACGAAACCTTTCACGGTATCGCCTAGCAAAGATGTCAGGGGACCTACTAATAAATTAAACATTGGTAATTATTAAATAAGCGACAACAACGACTGCGCCACCAAAGAATAACTTTCCTTTTTTATTTAATCGGCCCCACCAATGACGAAAGTGGTTCCATTTCATATTGATATATCCCATTAGAATACTCCTTTGAATTTAGTGCCACGAATCGCAGCACCTGTTCCTCTCATACCTTGAGAGTTAGGTCCCTTTTTAGGGGGAACTGTTCGTGTGAGTCTTTTACCATTTACTGCCCCACCATTTTTCATTTTTTTAACCATACCACCAGAGGCGCCTTTAGCAGGTGTTTCTCCCTGTCTCTCCTGCTGTGCCATTTGATTCATGATTTTTTTAAACTTGTCAAACTGTGCTTGAGTTTCGATATCTTTATAAGAATCTACTCCTACTGCTTCTTCAGCCGCATCAATAACTTTTTGTGATACTGATAGTCCTCCACCGAAAGTTAATTTTTTGTCAATGAAAAGACCTACCTTTTCTTTTAGGCTAGTTTTTTTGTCTTTATCTTCGGACACTAAAATACACCTCTAAAACCTTTTCCTCTAATCGCAGCTCCTGTCCCTCTAGACACCATACCGCCATTAGCTTTTTTGGTAGGCTTCATATTTTTAGCCATCTTCATTTCTTTTTTGGTAGCCGGGCGTAATCCTATTTCTAGAACCATGCCGCCATCTTTCATGCCTTTGGCTTTTTTTAGCTTTGCAGTAGCTTCAGCTAATCCGCCTTCCTTCATGAAACCCATTTTATTGCGAACTTCTGTTGGAAGCTTTGCTAAACCTGGGTTCTTTTTTTTATCAACTGGTTTTAGTGCCATTGTAATCTCCTAGTGTATCGTCCTGTTTGTTTGAGGAATAACCTCGTATTTATAATTTGCCAATAACCTTAACAAATCTTGAGTATCTTTTAAACCTAATTCTTTGTTCATCGCCCACTGTCCAGCAGCTAAAAAAGAACTAGCAATAGCTAGAGGATCTACGCCTTGTGACATATACAAAGTATGTAATGCTTTAAATTCATTAGTTAAAGATCCTACTACTTCTTTATCTACTGTTTCCCAAGGGTTAAGTTTTTGTTTTTCTTTTTTTGACATTTTTTTTACCTGCTTTTTGTAGAGCAATCGCAATCGCTTGTTTCTGAGGTTTACCTTCTTTCCTCAGTTTAGATATATTAGCACTTATTGTACGATTACTACTACCTTTTTTTAGAGGCATTTATTCTCTCTCTTTGAACGGCAGTTCTTTGATCTTGAATTCTTTGTTGTTGTGCAAGTTTTGCAGCGTCCGATCTTTTCTTATAACTTAGTTTTTCTTCTTCTAGTGTTCTTTTTGATAAATCATCTGCTGCGTCTATGTTAATTTTTTGTTGTTCTTGATCTAGCTCCTGTTGCTTCAATGCAATTAAAGGATCTACTTCTTGACCAAAAGGAATAGCTTGTTGTTCTTCAGCGACCATTTCGAGTGTCATCGCCGCTACTTTATCAGCAACTAATTTTTCAAGTTGTTGTTGGAACTGAGCTTGTAGTTCTGGTGGTACATCTCCACCAAATTTTTGTATCTCTGCTTGTAGTGCAGGACCACTTTCCATCATCACCTCTTGTCTTGCCATCGCTGATGTATGTTCCACAACGTGTGCTTGAAGAATAGTTGCCACTTGAGGATTGTTTCTAACTAAATACGAACTCATAAATGCTCTGTGTGCCTCGATGTGAGCAATGTGATCTTGATCTGGAAATACTGTGAGTTGCCCCATCATTAATGATTGTGCGTTTTCTACACCAGGATCCATAGGTTGTGGTCCCATCGGTGGTGGAAGAATACTTTCAATGTCTTGCACACCTAATGCCATGTACATTCTTCTGTATGCTTCGTAAAGATTGTGAACATCAGGTGCACCTTGTGCCAATTGTAATTGTG